GGTGAAAATATCTGGTTCTACTCCCAAATGTTCATAACCCCATAATTTACCACTGCGTCCCATACCAACTTGCACTTCGTCGAAAATCAACAAAATGCCCGTTTCGTCGCAAATCTCCCGTAAAGCCCCCAGCACGAAACTCCTCCACGGCTCTTTCAGCATCCTTCAAATCCTCTTCTGTTGAGATCACAAACTTCAAATAGGCTGTGCCAATTTCTTCATACTCGGCCACAACCTCTGGACAGATAGCATCTTCCCACTTCTCGCCTGAACATGGTAGTTTAGCACTCACCGAGAATGTGATTTCTCTGGACATGTTATACCAGTTCTGTAGATATTCTTTAAACTCTTCACTCAATTTCTGGGTGCCATTGGTCTCGAATGTGATCTCTTTCAATCCGCGCATCTTGGGATGATCCAGCAAGTCCGGATACTGTTTTTGCCAACCCAGCAATGGCTCACCGCCTGTGATCACCAGATGTTCATCGCGCCATTCCTTGTGCGGTAGCGTGTCCACAACAGCGTGGGCAATCGCATCAGTATCAAGCACGGGAGACAGATGCTTAAACCTAGGATCCCAACTAGCATAACTGTCACAGCCTGTAGATACCAAAGGCAGCGAGTTGTAATCCTTGTAAAGGTCTGGGTCAATCTTGTTTGCTTCATTGCTGAGTTCTCCTCGTGCCATGCCAAATCCGGCACATTTAAAGTTGCATCCAAATGTGCGTAAGAACACTGAGGGCACACCCATGTATCTGCCCTCACCTTGTATGCTGTAGAACAGTTCTGCTATTTTGATTTTGCTCATATTTTTCGTGCTTTGACCAACAAATGCCAACCCAGGTATTCTTTCACTGCTGCTCGCATGTCTTCGGGCATGGCAGCAAACCAAGGCTCCAGTTCGTATTCGCCTGCGCGGTACTTGGGTACATTATACATGAAATTATGATCTTGTCTAATCCTTAGGACTTCAAATTTGCCATTCAGCAATTCATAGATCTCTTCCCGGCTGTATGCTTGGGCGTATGGACAGCCAGCCTGTGCTTCAAACTGGTCCAGGCCTTTCTGGATCATGGCATACTTCCATGAGTTCTTGGCGTATACCAACATACGGAATTCGCCCATGGGTCGCAATGCAGCATGGATGTTGTCTAGACATGCGGTCATATCTGGATAGTGATGCAGCACCCCGCAACTATACACTAAATCAAACTGCCCTAATTTGGACATCATCACTTGATCAGCAGCGTCCATCACATGGAATTCACCGTCAAGTCCGAACAGTTCAAATCGTTGCCGGCTCATTGTGACAGATTCTGCTGAGAGATCAATACCCACATATTCAGCCCCGTGACGTGCAAACTCAACTGCATCCGATCCGATGCCGGACCCGACCTCTAGCACACGTTTACCACGCCACTGATGGAAACCAGCAAAGTCACGCAGATGTGGTTCTACAAAGAACCTGCGTTCGGTAACTTCATTCCAGTATTGTTCGGTACCCGGTTCACTGAGACTGTGCTTGACATTGCAAGGCTGTGTGTTCCAATAATGTTTGATTTTGTCTACAAGTTCATTAGCCAAGTTCTGTGATGCTCCATTGTTTCATTAGACCTTTTTTGTCTAATTTTATCATCTTGCTCCATATGTCTATTTTGTTTTCTATTCCTTGTTGGAAGTGTGTGAGATCATATCCCAAGGTAGCGATGTAGTTTCCGATCTTCATGGCATCTTGCATACGGATTTTACGCCAAGAATGATGATTGAAATCTCTAGGGTGATTAGGATTACCCTCCAACATGGGCCGATTCTTATATACATCGTCACCATTTTTGCCTGTGAGATCAAAGCGTTCGTGCTCGATCATCACAGGTATAGTGGTCACAATATCCAACATCCAGCCAATCTGGCTGGTCCAAGCATCATTGATCTGATGAGGAGATATGTTTCCTGTGATCTCTACCCACTTTCTTGGCAAGATAGGAAAGATAGCATAAGGATGTTCATGATTGGTTTCTGCTCGTAGCAGGGCAAAACGATCATTATGTTGTCGTATCACATCATCCCATGCTGTGGTAGTCATCACAGCATCGTCGTTCCAGAAAAATATCCATCGACCGGTGCTGTGATTAGCAAGTTCGTTGAGATATTCGTTCAGTCGAAGATATCCTAGCCGCTTGAACTGCATGGCACTGTAGGTCACACCTTTGGCGTCAAGATATGGTGCAATTACATCCACGAAGTAATCTATGGTATCGGTATCGTCATCATCAAATGCTATTAACACCTCGATGCGTTGGGGTTGTGTGGCTGTGTCAATAAGAGTATGTAGGCATTGCTCCATGGGGATGGGGCGAGCTCTTACCGGCAACAATACACTGATGTCTATGTTGGGATTTTGTTTAGGCAAACTCATGTTGTATTCGTGTGATGTTGGTTTTTCCAAAGTTACGTTTTCTACCAAAGTACATATTTTCCAAAAAGCGATCTTCGCTCATGTTGGGATTTTCTGCGGTATCAAACTGATAAACTGTAGCGTTCTCTAATTTAGCATTGTCCTGTATATAACCTAAAAAATCGTAATCACTGGTCATCTTTATTGGATAAGAGTTAAGATCTCTGTAATCAATCACATAGTTTCGTTGGAACTTCAGCAGTTGATTTTTTAATGCGGAATCAATATTATAGTGTGAGTTCAAGAATTTGTCAAGTGAGTTAAACACATAGTTGATCATTTTATCCTTGACCATGTACAGGGTCGTGCGATGCATGAGATTCCACCCAAACACTTCAATGTTGCCAATTTTGGGATGGTCGATGCGTCCTTTGGTCATCCAGTTCTCAAAGTAACTGCGCGTCTCGGCAAATTGAGATCGGAACCAAGGATCCTGTTGCACCCATGCATACAGGTCTTCATAAAACTCGGAGTAATCAATATTCTGTTGCTTGGCTAGGTATCTAGCAATATAGGTTGATAGCCCGTTGATATGGAATGTTTGGATAAAACTGCTCCACACCAGTGTGTCCAACATGATCTCTCTTGGTATGGTCTTTGTGCTTACCACCACATCAATGCTTTCGTTGAGATCCACATCGCCATAGCTGCCACTCATGTAATCGTATACAGGTACCGATTCTAACTTGTACAGTTTTTTCTGCAATAGATTCATCTCTGCATTTTCCAACAACTGACATTGCAGGATGTTGATACCACCATGATTGCCTGCACGAAAAATCTTCCAGAAGGCTTCTTTCCATGACTCCACAGTTTCGCCAGGCAAGCCCAAGATCAATTCTGTGTACACAGGTATGTTGTTCTTGTCGCACAATGCAAAGATCTCATCAATCTTGTGTTGGTCAAGATTTCTGCGTTTGATATTCTCCAACACATCGTTGTCCATGGATTGCACACTAACTGTGAGTCCTTGACCGAAGTTGGGTGATTCTGTGATCAGTTTCTTAACTATGTCCACAACTTCGTTTTTCTGATTCTTGGCCCAGGTCATGGAGAAACTTTCCAATTTGCCCCAACGCTTTTGAACTTCAATCAGCTTGTCCACGATCATATTATCTCGTTCCACAAACATGCCAAAGTTAGCATCGGTTATGGTAACGAATCCGCAATGTTCTCCAATCCAATCTAGTTCATCATACACACGTTCAAGATCAAACTTCTTGACTTTGTTGTAGGTAAGACTGCCCCAGTCGCAGAATGTGCATTGATATGGGCAACCGCGATTGGTTTCCAATGTGGCATTCCAAATTACTCCGGGATTCTCTGCCATCACACGGTCAAAGATGCCTGTAAGATATGGGCTAGGAACCTCATCCAGATCATTGATGCGCTTGGGATCACCAGTATTGATCATGCCTGTGGGATTGTTAATCAACAAGCCTTCGATGTGACTGTAACCACTGCCGTGATCTTCTAGGATTCTACGAAAAGTGATCTCGCCTTCCATCTTGATCACTAGATCCATGAAAGGTTCTTTTTCAAAAAGTTTGGGATCTTCAATAGCCGGCTCTGGCCCGCCAAACACAATAGTGCATTCAGGATTGAAGGTCTTTACTAGTTTTGCTAGTTTATAGTTGTAGCGATGATTCCACACATAGGTGGAGAATGCCACTACATGACTGGTGCTGAGTTTTAATGCCAGTTCTTCGATGGGTTCTCTGCGCCATACTAGATGGTCCAGTTCCCATGATTCCCGAACCTTTTCACTAGCTAATGCATAGCTCAAGATCACACCAGCGGAATACGGCAAGTAATAGGCATTAAACTCCTTGGGCCCTTGCTGAAAGTTGGGCTGCACGAAGCTGATTCTTTTTTTAGTCATGCAGTATTTACTCAGGTTGGCTCACTGGGATTCATCTTTCGTATATGGCTGAGTTGGCACCGTGCTCAGCACACTCCACTCGAATACAATAGCAGCGACCATCAGTCTTTTCTCGAATCAACTGATCAGCAAAGTTGAAAGCATGTTCAGCAAACTTCTCTGCACCCACGCCATCAAAGATGCGGATCTCCGCTAAATTCAATACCTCCAATTCCAAAAACTTATGAAGGTATGGATCTGTTTTATCTAATGCCAGCTTATGATCAAAATGATCCTCCAACCATGCCTTGAGCGGTTTGAGTCCGCCAAAGTCCACTGCCCAGTTCTTGTTGTCTAGTGTGTCACACCCAAATGTGAATGTGAACGCTAGACTGTAACCGTGAAGCAGGTGACAGTGACTGTGATCTGCGTTGGGCTGTCTAAATACAGCACTCAATCCAAGGTTGTGTCCGTAATGCTTTGTGGAATAATGTTTTGCCATGATTTTCTCCTATGTTAGATTATAGCATAGGCGGCAGAGTTTGTATACCGGGATGAACGCCGAAGGCCGGTGTATGGATATTTATGCTGGCTGACGATAGCCAGCGACTTTGTAGTTGGCTTGGCCGGGAATCACGCCGCGCACACCACCAACTGGATCCGCACAGTCACCTTGACACCTTGGAATCAAATGCACATGTGGATACATAACGGTCTGCCCGGCTGCGGTGCCAGAGTTGAATCCAATGTTGTAACCCGAACATTCACCGCGCTTGACCATGACCTCTCCATATCTCAATGCACTTTCAAACGCATCACAGATCACAGCCTGTGTGTTGTGTGTGGGCACAAACAACAAGTGGCCCTGAGTCACAGGATAGCGATCGCGAAACACAGCAACATGAAAGTCACTGAGTTCTTCTACCAGTTGATCCCAAGGCGCCACGCCGGCAGAACGGGCGTCATTTAATGTGTTGTAATAAATCATCGCGGTGCAAATTCCTGTTGCAGTTTGATATTGTCAAAGAACTCTTTCTTTGTGCTTTGGTCAGTCTGGAATGCACCTTTGAGCACAGTGGTCTGTGTGAGGCTTGAATGGGCCATGATACCACGATTCTCACAGCAGCCATGAATGGCCTGTATATAAACCGCCACATCCTCGGCGTCAGTGGCTTTCATGATTTCTCGGGCGATGTCGTTGCAAAGTTCTTCTTGTAAAGTCCCGCGCCGAGCGCACCATTGAGCAATGCGAGTATATTTTGATAGTCCGATAAGTTTATTGGCAGCAATGATCCCGATATAAGCCACGCCTGCAACAGGTTGATGATGATGAGAACACATGCTACGAAGCTCACTACGCACCACCAGCATACCTTCATAGCGGTCCGTTGAGTCGTTGGGAAATGCTGTTGCGTCTGGTGCTGGTTCATATCGTCCTGCCATTATCTCGTTGTAATACATCTTGGCCAAGCGGCGTGCTGTGCCCTTTGAGTTAGGATCGTTTTCACGATCAATCAACAGCGTGTCCAACACCCGCTCAAATGCTTCTGTGGCTTCGTTGATGAGTTTGTCTTTGTCATCTTCACTGACATAATCACTGATGTTGTCTCCAGCCCAGAATCTCTTACCTTCTGACTTCATTCGATCACGCAATGCAGCACTGAGATATTTGCCCTGTGTGCTACCGGATTTTCTCTTCACATATGTTTGACCTTCCACAGGCACAAACTCTTCGGCTTCTCCAGACAGCAATGGATCTGGTGTAAAATCTGTCATGTTATTCCTCAATGGTTATGTTTCTCAAATCTGGATACTGCACGAACACAGGTGCTTGAGCTTGATATTGTTCCAACAATTCCAATCCACACACAGCATCTTCAACAGAGGGCCGGTAATGATATCCCAACTGGAAAGTCTTTTGTGACTGCCAGGGTGTGATATTTAGGTCGCGACCATCATATCGTTGTTTTATCATCATGTCATAGGCCCGCTTGTTATCAAGCAGTATAGCACCACCGTGGCCTATCTGTAAAGGCTTTGTATGTCCAAAACTCAAGCATTGCATCTGCCCATGCTTGTACATGTCAGGTTCCAAGCGTCTAGCACTATCCCAGATTCTTGTGTAGGCGAAATTGTATTCACCTGCCCAGGTCTGAGTATCCTCGTCCAGATACACATAGTGAATGTCCAGTTTGTGCATGGTCATTGGTATGCTGAGATAAGTGAATGGGGTCATCTTGAGACCTCTCACTCGATCATATCGCAGGCACATCTCAATGGCATGTGTGCAGCAATCAGTCATGATCGCATAAGGAGCACCAGTGTACGTGGCCAGTGCCTTTTCAAATTCCAATATCTTATCAAACATTGTTTCTATCAAGGAAAAAGTCTTGCATTGTGCCCGATCTATGTAGGTCGCTAGTAACACAATGTATGCCGCCATCCCAGAAATATCTGTGTCGGAATGGGACTATGTGTGGAGTTATGCCATATCGATCCAAGGCATCAAATACCTGTTTGTTGTAGTTGAACACCATGACATTTTTAGGATCGATGACCAACATATTAACATCAAACACTGTTTCTTCCACATATCCAGTCCAATGCTCCAGCCATTGTTCGACCACATCAACTACTTTTTGATCATGTTCAAATCCTGGTATCCACCACTTGCCTCGATTCTTTTCTTTGAGATCCAGGAACGGTTGAACAGCGTCCCAACTTTGTCCCGGAAGATATACAACTTCCCAGCCGGGAAATGTGTCTTTGTAGGTGGGCACATCTTTTAGACTGATAATCAACCCCGGACATACAGGACAATAGGTGCCGTCGCTATGCCCACCGGTATTAACAATGTGGTTCCTGGTATTAGTGAATTCTTGATCTATAAATTGTTTAAGTTTGTTCTGATCCTGCTCATAATCATGGGTGCCAACATACAGATCTCGCCCGAGTCGTGCTATCATTGCACCGTTGATATAGTGGTTATTTTTTATGACTTTATTGCCTTGTGATTCTACTTGTTTAATAATTGAATCATAAGAGTGATTGGCTGAGATCTGAACATCTCCAATCTTGTGAATTTTTAAACATTCGGCACGGATCCACTCAGGTAAACATAACCAGTCATGATAGGAATTGCAATCTGGCCAAGTAGGATCACGTACCCGGTCATATGCTGGATTTGCATCATCATCTATGTAAAATTTATCACCGATCATCACAGTATGATCTCTAGGACACATAGGAGGAGTCACAAGCCTACCATCGTATCTTCTATATTGATCTATATCATCTGAAATATCTGTACGAACGATTTTTACACCAAAACTTTGTAATTTGCGTATGATATTCTGATAATCTTCTTCAGTCTCGACGGCTATTTTTTCGAACAACTTTCTCACATGCGGAACCGTGATCCAGGAATAAAACTCCGGAGGATAGCTACGCCCAACAGCACATACTTTTAACGGATCCCAATGTTGATATACCGAGTAGGTCATTTTCTCTGATACCAAGCCCATGCATGACTGATCATGTCATCTAGTTCATGATGCATCCAATTACCTGCAACCATTCCAAACTTGGCGGCACTGGCAGTGAGCATGGGCGGATCGCCAGGTCGCGGTTGACCAAGTTGAACTGTCACCGCACTACCAGTGACCCGTTGTGCAGCATCAATGATTTCTCTATTGCTGGTTCCGTTGTTGGATCCAAGATTGTATACGCCTGCTGTGACTTTTGGATCCAGTGCCATCACATGTGCTCGGGCAATATCAGCCACATGCACATAGTCACGAACACAGGTTCCATCCTCAGTAGGATAATCAATTCCGTTGAGCACAAATTCTTTGTTGTCTCTGGTGCTTTCTAACACTCTAGCAATGATGTGTGTGGCACCGGGCTCTTGTCCATGTCTGCCTTCAGGATCAGCACCACAGGCATTGAAGTAGCGGAATGCCACATAATCCAATCCGTAGGCTCGGTGATAACTCTCAAGGATCTGTTCTACCATGCGTTTGCTTTCACCATATGGGCTCATGGGTTCGCAAGGATCAACTTCATGGCAAGGATTCATCACCGGCTCGCCATACACAGCAGCACTAGAACTGAAGATGATTCTAGTTTTAGGCAATGCATTATGCACAAGATCCAACAAGTGGATGGTCTTGATCACATTGTTATAATAGTAATCACTGGGATGCTTTATGCTGGGCCCGACCAGGCTGGTGCCAGCACAATGCACGATGGCTGTGGGCAGAAACTGTATCAATTTTGTTTTGGCTTGATCGCTGTCGATATCTGCCAGCACAAACTGATCAAATATCTCTGTAAGATGTCGTGGACACGGGCGGCGATCGATGCCCAGGACCTCATGACCGGCATCTTTCAATGCCAGTGCGATCTGGCCACCGATGTAGCCTGCTGCGCCTGTGACTGCTACTTTCATTAGTATTTGTACTCTCTTGTGTGCTTGCGATAGTCAGTGCTCATCCGCAACAGGTCTTCTCCGTCGCCTTGTAAGATGTCAATGATGCGGTCGATTGTTCCGTTGTTGTAGTCGCTGATTGCTCCCATGGCTGGATGTGGGCGATCCAGTAACGCTTCCAGTTTGTCCATAGCATCACCAATGCTCCAAGGCACATAAAGACGACTATGGTCGTTGGCAAAAGTTTCAGGGAAACTGCGATAAGCAGGGTACAGCACATTGCATCCGAGAGCATCAGCCTCACTGACGGTGTTTGACACCCAATCCTGTAGCGCACAGTTGAATACCACACGGCTATCATTGACAATATTGTAGTATTCATTTTTTTCCAAATCCTCATAGATTGTTAGTAGTCCTCGTGCAACCAAGTCACGAGTGCGTTGCATGTAACTGTCGCTGTTGGATTTCAACTTACCGCCGCTGCACACACAGAATTCCACGGTTTCCAATCCAGGTTGATCATTCCAGGCTTCTATCAAGTCCATGTAGAAGTCAGGTTGCTTCTCTTGATCCCATCGTGCTGAAAACACCACACGATGTTTACGTGAATGGAATGGTCGGATACTGGCCACACGACTTTGCACTTCTGCTTTGCCAAATGCCAAGCCCGAGATATTGTAGATTGGAGCCTTCCAACCTGCAATCTTCATATGCATTACCATTTCCTCATTGGTGGCCAGAACACCGCTAACAAAGCTATCCACCATTTTCTCGTAGTGTCCCATCCATCCTGCCATTCCCCACACATGAACGAAATCATCAGGATCAATGGACTGAGCAAGACACCGCACAAAAATACGGGGACGAAGGCTAGGATCAATTTGATCCATAATATAAGGCAGGCTCTCGATACCGGGCTGAAACATGTCTTCAAAGTAGACCACATCTTCATGATTTAGTTCTCCTGCTTTCATCATGCGGATCAAGTTCATCAGTTGGCTCATACCAAAGTATGTGCGTCCATGTGCATCCAGCACCTGTCCTGTGACAATGGCTTGGTCATTGCTGAGTGTTTCGCCGGGCACTACAACATAGTCAAGCCCGCGAGCATTAAACACCGCAGTATTCCAGTCTTGCAGTTGCAGAGTGTAACGAGCCTTGTATGGCTCTAACCCCATGTAGTAGAGTTTTCTCATAAATTATACTTCCTAAGTTGATCAATAAAAATTGATGGATTATCGTTAAAGAAATTGGCAACATGGCCTCTCAGTACTGTGAGTCCTTCGTATTGATAATTAAAAAATGTCATGATATCTGTTGAATTTTTTACTATAAAATTGTCCAGGAAGTCGTCAGCCGAATGCGAGACATGATGAAAAAACATCTCTCTGTCGGCTGATAAAAATGGTACAAAATCATGCTGTCCTAACAAGAATGTCTTGATCACTTGGTTTACATCTGGATGATGCTCAGTCACATCATCCATGATTAAAATACTGTTTTTATGAAGTAGCGGCAGGACTTTTAATAAATCATTTTTAACATATTCATAGGTATGAGTACCGTCAATGTGAACTAAGTCAAACAATTGGGTAAGTTCAAGATTTTTACTGTCAGTTTCAATAAATGTGATAGAGTCATATTTTGGATCATCTTTAAAAATTAAATCAAAATTTGATTCTTTACGTGAAAAATTGATATCGACACACACATATTTGGTATCAGCATCTGTGGATTCGAACATTAGCCCAAATGTCAAACCTTCATAAAATCCTATCTCTAAAACTGTCTTTGGTTTAAAATATTCACATACTTTCCAATAGGTATAAAAACCAATGCAGTCTCGTGGCAACCAATATCTTCCATTGACATATTTTGTCCAACTGAATCTGTCAATGTGTTTTAAAGTTTTAGATTGATGCAATTTCATGCGCGGTGACCTGCCAACCGACGTAGATCTTCGTCCCACATGTTCTTGGCCGGCTTGCCCTGGCTATGTTTGTTGAATTGTTGGAATGCATAACTGCGGAAGTTATACAAGTCCGCCTCGTTGAACTTGTAACCATAATCCACGCAGAACTCGCGGTATTGATCGAGATCGTCCAGAGTTTGTTCTGTGCGGGGATTGTGTTTGATTGTAGGCTTGGCCATAGTTTCCTCTTAGAGTTTGATTGAGTGAGCGGGTTGGGTGAGATTGTATTGTATCAAGGCGCCGTTTTCACCATCCTCGGCGACCTCGATCCAGATGGTACGGTTGGGATATCTTGCGGCGATCTGATCGTAGAGATCATCCGCCATCATTTCACAACTTTTGTAGTCTAGACTGAGAGTGCTATCACGATACAGATTCTCGAGCCATCGCTTGAACTGGATGAACTCGATGTCCCTGTCATTATGCCACACATCAATCCACACCCGGAAATGAAACATGTGACGGTGAGCACTAGCAAGGAACGATACATCATATTCATCTCCAGTGGCCAACTGCGGATCTGTGGCAGCGGCTGGATATTTATGGATGCCTTCTTTGCGGAATGTGACCCAGATCTTGCGATCCGCATGTTTGCGAACGCGACCTTGTTGTTCTATTAGTGCTTGATCTCTTTGATTCATAGTGTTTTGTCCTTGGTATATTTAGACCAGTCAGTGAAGCGATCCCAATTTTGTAAGTCGTGTATGCTGTGGCACCAAACGCCGGGGTTGGTTGCAGCAAAGTCCTTGTCGTCCAGTTTGAGTGTGGCGTTGTAGCCCAGTTGTCGGATGTAAGGCATCTTGACCGAGATCATTGGAATGAAGTTACGATATTCACACAATCCTGATTCCAGCAGTCCTTCCACGCATCGGACATCTATGTCCAGGGTGCATAGATAGTCGCGATCAAGAAAGCCTCGGATCATGTCTTCCCAAGGTTTCCATGCAGCAGCATCATTCACATCTGGATTGGGAAAACTTTGATTGGCACCAAAGTAGATATGACCCCGCCCATTCAAGTTATACCCAATCCATTCCGCTTCTTGAATACCAACCACAAACAATGTGGGCATTCCAAATGCTGGAGTGTGTTCTACTTCAGTTCCGTAAAAGAATTTAACATCCTCATGACCTTCTCGGTTCATACTTGATCCTGTTCAAGTTGTTGTAATGCTTCACAGTTTAACAGATCTTCAGGGTCGGTGTCAACCTCTACCACATCGAACAATGCTGAAAACTGTGTATTGGCATTCATGGTCTTCTTGCCTTTGAATCCGCGTGTGCCAATGATGTCCATCCAATATCTGCTGTATGACTCAATGATGGCTTCAGACTCGGACCGATCCGATGTGGCAAATATGGCTTCTACTATGTCCGCGAATCGTTCGTGACTGCCTTTTGAGTCACGCATCATTCTAGGATAACTTCCTGCATCAAACTCACGATTGGCCCGTTGTACCGATTCCAAGTGCATCCAAACATTGTGCCCCATCAGCAATGCATATGAGAATGAGTCCCATGATGTCTTTCCTTCCTTGCCGATCTTGTTTAGATCACCAGGCCGGTAGATACAGATATCCTTCATTGTGAATAATTTACTCAACGGACTCTCATCAAAGTGATCCACTAGGCCATCTGCTACCACAGCCTGCCCATATGGGCGTGTGTCTGTGCTGTATTTCTTGTCATCTGCGATAGGGCTCATCCTATAGCACCATTTGCCTTCGTGCGGCAAATCAATGTGATGATACACCTGCCCGTTAGCAGTAGCGAGGAATGGGCTGGCACAATCAAAGGATATAGTGAAATCTGGGTTCACATATTTCCTAACAGCCCTTTGGATCACGGTGAGTAGCACAGCCCATTCCAACTTACTTGTGCCCAAGAAGTGCATCCAATCATGCAACCCTTGTTGTAGTAGGTTGTCATGTCTCAACGCCACTAGACGCTTGAGCACAAGATGCACATCGCACATGTTCTGACCGCCCATGGCCCAACCATCAAAGTGCTTGCCTGGGTATTGTTTTGGATCACAGTAGTGCTTCATGGTCTGATACCATTGCTCTGCTGAGGTGTGATTATCGCCTTGTAGAACATTCAAAAACTTGGCACCACCGTTGTCTTTGCCTCGGCGGTTCACCATGAAGTATTCATTGTTGAACTTGGTGGCATCCACTGCTTCTTGCAGCGTGGTGATCTGGCATGCTGCACTGGCTTTCTTGTCATGGATCACCCAGGTTGGGATATCCAAGATCATTCCATAGTCACTCAGCGTGTCCAGCCATGTGAAGATAGCAGCACGTTTCTTCTGTGCTTTAGCACAGCCTGAGTTAGCACGCCAATCGCCTTCCCACAAGCCCTTGGCGATCTGGAATCCACCCGAGTCGCCCAGGATGAAACTGCCCGGTTCTCTGTTGCGAACCATATCCTCGGACCAGTCCTGCTTGTTGAGATCCAAGTTGGCATGCCCACCTGAATACAGGCTCCACCGGTATGGAAACAATGCTTGTTGGCTGTTGAGCCAATTCATCTGTTCCATATCAGTTAGCCCTGCCGGTAGTCGCGCAGGATCCACATACGGTTCATTGCGTTGCTTGCCTATGAATGTGGCATAGAATCCTGAGATGGCTGGCAGGAACACAGCATAGTCGTTCTGCTTGGCTGTTAGGTCATCTTGTTTCATTGTTTTTCTTTATATCTTTATGATAATACCAATCATCCCATTTGCTCAAAAACTCAAATTGTTTAATGTATCCGTAAGAGTTTAACATATTTGTCAACGCTGGTCTATGAGATTTGTAATTGTGCCCGTAGCTGATTACACTTGGTTTATATCCACCAACCAACATAGATTCGATAGTAGATATATCTGCCACATTACCAGTGGTATCAAATGACAGGTAATCAAACTCTGCAGGAATATTATTCTTGTCAAGAAAATCACATATAGAAATTGTTTTTACAAAAGATCGATCTGTAATAATTTGATGTTCGTTGCCAATCTTGTGCTCATAATTTTCTAGTAGACCGCCGCCGGGTGCAAAATCGTCGGCAATGGCAAATTCTATATCTAGCCCGGATCGATATTCAATTGCACTTACCTCTAACGGGGAAGTTCTGGTTTCTCTAATGGATTTTGTGAACATTGGATTAGGTTCTGCCAATGCGCCCGACCATCCCATTTGAGATTCCATGATCCAAGTATTGTTATGGAAGTTTGGATATGCTGTGCCCACTTCTACAAAAATACCATTATGCTTGTTGCCTAACGCCCACAGCGCATACAAATCTTGAAATAACTGAGAATTGCTGTTAGTACAGTTTTTTATTAAAAAACTAATAAAAGAATGTACATCTTTTATGTCTGTATCTTTGTATTTTTCGGCCGGGCCAGTTCCACCAGCGAGGTGTGTTAAATCTTCAAGATTTAAATCTGAGTCAAATATTACATTTGCTTCTGATGAAAAAGCAGATGCGGATAGATACTCGAATATACCAATGGCCCCTTGCACTGTTTTAAAATTGGGAAAATACAGTTGCATATAAAAATCACTTGGTCTGTGCAGGTAAGATATAGTTGTAAACTGCCAAGCCTGAATCCACGGTGATCTGCATGCAGCCGTCATCTGAGATCTTCATGGTCTTGTCACCAGTTAGTCCCAAGATGCTCATGACCTGTGACACAGGCCACGACCATGTGTGTTTAAGTGTGCCGGTGATGTCGTGTTGGAACACAAAGCTACCACTGTGAGTGGAATGATCACCAAAGAAAAACTTCAAGTTTTTGTTTTCAACCTTGACCTGGAAGTTCTGTTCTTCACTGTTGGCCTGAGCTTGCATCCGTAGACGTTGGATAGCAGCCACAGTGGGTTCAAATGTGATGTGCCAATTTACGCCTTTGAATTTCAGTGTCTTGAGTTTTTCATTTATGATCTCCGATGCCATGAATCTGTAGTTGTTGCGGAAGTCTCCTGCCTTGTTTTCAAACGTGATGCCATCGGGCTCTCCGGTGGTGCGTTTGGTAATGGTCAGCTTGGCATCTTCGCGATATTCCTGCAAGTTTAGCAAGGTCTTGAGTTTGCCGCCATTGGGCATGCCAAACACACCAACAAAGTCAGCCACAGGATTTGCGAACTGTGCTTCCAGGATCACCGATTTGTCTTCGGCAACACCGTTGATAGCAGTGTCGGCATCGGTGCCGGTCACTTTGATCAAGTCGATACAGCCAAGATCATAAGTGTGCTGTACTAGGTCTAAGAGATGGTCTTTCATTTGTTTTTCCTTTGGTTAAATAGTTGTCGAAGATATTCTTCGGAATAATTCTCTGAATCGATATGTGCAGATATGGTTCGTCGAACTTTTTTGATGTTGAATTCACGTTTGGTCTTTGCCTCGCTGATATCCACATTTAAAACGCCGGCCAATTCAATCAACATTGTCAAGTCCAGTTCATTATAGAGATCTTGTGTGGAATTGTCAACAACTTCTGGCGTGGAGTTGACCTTTCTGAAGACACCGGCCAATGCCTGTGCTCCACGAATGCTGTCAAGCATGCCCGGTTTGCGTAGTTCCATCCATGAAGTGGTTGAATGATCATTATGGTCATAGGTGATCTCAAATCCTAATTTTTTCACATGTGCTCGTATCAGCCGGCCTGGAGTATAACAACAGAAGTGATTTTCGGTCAACGCCACAGCTCTCCAGTGATCACAATCATTGAAACTGAATAACAAACTACCACCGGGTCGCAACAGTGAGAATATTTCATCTAGATATTGTTGTAATACTTCCCAAGGTTTGAATTCAAAGTATCGGAACGCATACACAAAACCAAACTGCTGCGCGGGGAGATTCCAAAATATATCTTGCTGTGTGTATTCATTGATTACGTAGTAACGCAGTCTGCGTTGATATTCTGGGGTGAACAAAGTGGTCACAGTATCCAGCAGAGCCTGATCAGTGTCTATCAGATACAACGGATCCAAGGCCACCAAGCTCTCCAGACCTGGGCAATGTGCCGGGCGCAGGACCATGCCCGGGTATCGCCAGTCGGTATATGTGATCAATCTGCCAAGTAACAGTTTTTCGGTAGCAGGATCCATGGGCCTAGTTCGTTGTAGAATGTAGGGTACTGTGTCCGATCTCCTGCCTTGCTGATAAAGATCGGTACTGTTGGCAAAATATACGGTCTCGTGCTGCCGAATCAACTCATGAACATCTCCACGAAGTTCACGTAGTTTCCCTTCATATTGTTGTAAACAGGTTACCATGTCCGCCTGATTTGAAATCAGATCTGCGGCCAAGTTGCCAATCTGTATCTGGCTGTGTTGTACCATATGAGTGATCTTGGTAACCTCTGCCATAGCTGTGGCCGCAGCATCATGCACACTGAGTGTGTCGAGATGATTTAAATATGCAACTATCTCGCTGAGTTTCATTCGAACGAAAATAAACTGGTGAATGTGTTGGCTGTGTTAGTGCTAGACTTCAAGTCCCACCCTAGCACACCCAATAGATTGTCGATCTTCTGATCCACCACTGTGGCTTCCATCCCGCCATCATCAAATGGTAAATCTTTAAACCATTGTGGTAAGTGCATCTCATCTGTAGGATAGCCAATTGACGTCCATCCCAGTGCATTGCTTTTGAGCTTGCACACGATAGTTTTCATACCATCCACAATCTGCATGCTGTAATTGTCTGAGTTCATGCGTCGCAAGGTGTTCCAGTTCATGGCTGCTCGCACATGCCCGGGCATGTTGGCTTTGCCTTCACGTTCTTCCGCTTTGCCGTATTTGGTCAAGTTGTTCACACGCTTGGGAGAGCCCTTCTCCCAGCCTGGCCGTTCCATGAATACATATTTGAACTCTCTTATTCGTTCCACAATCTCTTCTCTCTGTGTTCCTGTTAGTACCTTATTTAGAATCTCGCTCAGGAACTCTTGAATAATCACGGGTGTATCTGACCTTTTGAGGTCCAGACCCATGGCCTTGACCTTGCCGGGCTTGCCATTCACATCCACACGCTTGTTCTCTTTGTCAATGTACAGTACAGCATAACGCTTCTTGGTGATGAACAAACCTGTTCGTGCCACAATCTCTCGGCCTCCACGGATCACGGATCCCATGTCTCTTGGGCAATGAAACGCCTGTTCCATGAAGCTAGGGAATGAATCGTTCACCTGATCTGCTATGGAGTTGTACAATGCAATGCAGGTCTCAGCAGACCATTCCATGCGACCTTCCGCGACTTCTTTTTCCAGCATGGGCCACGCAGTGAAATAACATGAATCTGTGTCACCGTAGATGATTGATTTACCTGTATGATCATATTCACCTGTGATGCATTCATTCACATACGCATCCATGTGTTTGGCAATGGTTCTTCCGCCCAGTGTGGTTGATTGCCCGATGCGTTTGTCAAAGAATCTACAACCCGGATTCAAGATAGCACCATACAGACTGTTCAAGTTAATCTTCTTGACCAGCTGACGCTTGTCCCAGTATTCAAACTGAATATCGTCCCGGCCTTCGTACTCACGGGCTTTTTTCTGCATGTCTTTGCGTTCTGCATACCAACGCTTGAGCAAGCCCGGAATCACTGCTTCTTTCTCATAAGTGAATATGGTGCCATTGGCACTCAAGATCCAAGGTTGATTTGAATCAAAGATCATGTTCCATATCTCTGCACCTGAATGCACAGTCTCCGCGCCATCCTGCCAATCTATAGTGATCTCTGTGCCGCGTTGTTGTTCCATCACGGCTGTGTATTCTAGGCTGGCAAACAAGCCCTCCCAAGCAGCAGCAAAGCTGTCTCCTCGGGCCATCTTGTCTCGGATCAGCCGGTCGGTCATTATGGGCCGCAGTTGACCGACAATGGTTTCGGGTCCCATGTTAAGGGCCCTAATAGCACTGGGATAGAGCGAGTTGATGTCGATACTACCGATCCATTCGTGGATGCCTTTTTTGGGATAAGCAACATAGGCACCTGCGGCTTGCGTGTCTTCATCTGAGAGTCTTTCTTTACGGTTGGGAACTACCATACCACGTTCATGAGCTTCCACTATGATAGCTTGCTCGGTCACTGCTACTGCGCCCATTGTGGTTTGCAGCAGCACGGTATTCTCATGTGCCAGTGTGTTGGCCAGACTCAAGAAACGCAATTTCTTGTCCAACTTGCCTATCAACATGGTGTCCTGGCGATTGTAATCGATAAAGGTCTTGAAGTTGTGATTGTACAGCTGATCCAAGGTGCCTTCGAATGCAGTCTTGCGACCAATTTCTTCGTATTCACCAATGGCATCCAAACTATAACTGTGTCTCTCTTCGTAAGTGTATTTGCGATACAGTTGCATATAGTCCATATGAACACGCCCTACCAAGTCAAAGGTTTCGTTCTCTGCCCCAAAGCGTTCGAACATGCGCGACTTGGGAAATTGATTCCACAAACACATACGCCGTGTGTCATCTTTGCTTAACACTCTACTGATACGATTCACAGTATAAGGTATGTCATAGCCTTCTGAGTTCCATCCGGTAAGGATATCCGCATCCTGGATCAAGTCCAAGAATGAGTTCAGCATGTCTGCTTCTTTTTCAAACATAAAGCAGTTGTCAAACTCACCGGCGATATCTTGTGCAGTCTCCATGCTCATATGCCTGGGCGGTACAGCAAGTGTCACAATCTGATCCAACCAGTCCATGTAGATGGAGATGGCAGTGACAGGATTGAATGGATCACTCACAGGCGAGAATCCGCGCTCAGGATCAAAATCTACTTCGATGTCAAAGAATGCTGTGTGTAGTTTAGGACCATCTTGGCCTTTGTAGTTGTCCTCTAGGCAGCGGAAGATGGGATTGATATCACTCTCATAGATCTTCTTGCCGGAGTGCATGCGAACTTCTTTGCGGAACTCTTTGTTGTTCTTTGAGGAAAATCTTGCGACAGGTGTGCCGTAGATTGATTGGAACTTGCCCCGGGGGTCATCGTAGTAGAAAACATAGTTGGCTGGATATTCGCGATAGACTCTCTCGCCGTTGATCCTCTCAACTACATGTATGCGATCGTGTGCGCGATCATAAAGTGCGTCAACGTAACTCATTTATCTCCAATTATGGCTGGTCGGCCGTGATTCATGTTCGTAAAGTGAACGACTCTCAACTGCTAAAGTGCAGTTTCATTTAAATACTTATCACGATAATAACTTAGAGTGTTATTATATAATATCATATCGGGTTCAAGGAAATTTTTAATACATTGTAAATTATCTTCTGGATGTTTACTTTTAATCTGATCCACAATTTCTCGCAGTCTGACAATTTCATCACGACGTGATTTTTGATTCAAGTTATCCAAGTCAGTTATGACTAAATCTAAATTGTTTTCTCGAAAAAAATCATTGGTTAGATCATTGCCATTGAGAACTTCCGTCGGAACAGGATATTGATTCCATTTGGTAATTTTAGCATCAAGTGGGATCCAATGTATAGGGTATTGTGCGATATCTTTCGTCATGATCCAGATACTCCAGGTATGGTGATCTAATATTGTTAGAGCACATAATTTTTGGAACAAGGGATCATCTAGTAGGTCAACCCTATTAGAAGAAGTTAGAAATTCTACTATACCTTTTGTGTGCCTTACTACAGGGTCGGTGATATGACCCCATAATTTATATTGACTTAGATCATTTTTAAAATCTAGTAGTTGAACTTGCTCCCATCCATGTTTGATCAAAAAATCTCTGAAGGTGCTGGATCCATTTTTATAGATAGGAATGTATATGAAATTTTTATAAATTAACGCTTTCATTGATTTATTTCTATAATTCAAACAACTATATTCCTTGCAACAGCATTCTTGTCAGCCCAATGCTGTCGATGCTGACCAATAGTATATAGTTTGCCAGCATACCAAAGCTCTTGCGAGAGTAACTGGCCCAGGCATACATACAGCAACCAGCAATCCAGACAGGATAAAGAACGATCAATGGTGGGTTCGGTACTGTGAGTGCCATGGTAATTGCACAACCGATTGATACTGCCCAGCCCGAGATCTCAATGAGAAAACGTGTAGGATGTGTTTTGTAATCGTTTTGTATCCAACTGAAAATATCGCCGAGAAACTTGCTCAAAGTGTCTTGCCCACAGTTTCCAAGATAGTTTCTAATTGTTCGTGATCTTGTTTGGCCCGACCAAATTCGGCCTTGTGTGCCAGCTTGATGGCTTTTTTCAGCACAGCAGGTTTGATCTCCAGTTCTTCCGCGATGGCCTTGATGGTATCATTGAGTCCGGCACTGAGTGTGTCCACTTCGTGCATGACTTGCATGCCTTCGTTGATGATCTGCGTGAGTTTGATCTTCTGATCGCCGTTAAATGTTTTCATTGAGTATCTCCAGTAAAAACACAGTATAACAACTCTATGATACAATCACAAGAGTTTTTGGCTAACTCAACGGTGATTTACAATCTGGGCCATGAGTGCTCTGCGAGCAGCACGGCTTTCGTCCACCTGTTTGGCATCGTTATCAAACTGCTTCTTAGTAGCCTGTACTATGCCATGGAACCGCTTGTCCCCGCGTTTGAAATCGCCGGCTTGATCGGCTTGTCGGGCATCCTTTGCCGCAGCAGTTTTGTATTGAGCCAGTTTATTAGTGCTGAGTTCATTGATCTGACCAGCAGCAATCTTGCTTAGAGTATCACCAGACTGTACAGTATAAGTAGATCCATCGGGCATCTTCAATTTCATTCCGGGTCGGATGCGATTGGGGTCACTGCCAATTGCGGCCTTGTTGAGATTGTAGATGGTTCGCCAATCTGTTTTGCTTTTGGCAGTGTCAACTGGGTTGCCCGAGGAACGCATGGCTCCGGCCAAGGCTGCACCGGGTGCGTTTTGTTGTGCTGCCCAAGCACGAGCACGGTCTCTTGTGGCATCGTCGATATTGGGGTTGGCACCTGATCCGTCTGCTGGCTTCATGCTCAAAGTTTGACGATCAAATTTATATTTGGGTTTGGGAGTCAGATCCAATGCTATGGGAGCAGCCGCAGACTTGCTGGCTGCTGGTATTGACCGCCAATCTGCTGATCCTGTTGCAGCAGGTGTGTCGCCGCCATATCTAGCAGGGTCCTCACCTTTCTCTACATATCTCCACTGCGGCTCTCCGGATCCTCCAGTTGCATACTTGCCGCCCCAGGACTGCATGTATGGGTTTGGGTCGGGCTTAATTAGTTCGGGCTCAACTTCGGTTTCGTCATCGCCGGTGATTCCGGCTCGGAAATCTAATTTGGGTTCTCCGCCTGTTTTGCTAAAGCGATCAAATTTAGGTGTGCTGGCGCTCTTTAGAGATCCCATGATATCCGGATCATCTATGGCTTTGCCTGATGAGGCTTTGGCAGCAGGAAAAGCAAATGGATCGCTGGTGGTCAATTTTTCATTGAGTCGTTTTGCACGGGACTGTGTGCTTTCTTTTGTTGGAGGAGTCTTGTTTGGTCCGCGTGTGCGTTCAGCGTCAGCATCTATTTGCTTTTGACTTCTTTTACCACTAAGCATGTCTGCCATTTCATCAGGGGTATAATCAGTTCTAGCCTCATCCACTCGTTTTATGTCCTTACGGATGGCAGCCTTGGCCTTGCCGTACTTTTTCATGAAGTCAGCGTCGCTCATGGTTTTGAGATCGTCGGCTAGTTCTTTCACACGGCCTTCCCGGACCAAGGCTCGACGCAATTTGTTCATGAGTGTGTCTGCCTCTTTCACATCTTTTTTCTTGTCATCTTTTTTACCCATTGATTTGGCCAGCGTATCAAGCGCGTGTTTGACCATTTTTTCTTGTGTTATTGGCTTTGCTATTTTCTCTGG